GTGACTTTCACGTACAATAAGGATGAGACTCTTGTGGCGGTTTCCAAGTTGCCATACAAGTCTGAGCTTTGGGCCGCTATGTCTAGCGGAGCCGCTCCCTATCCTTTAGGGAATTTGGATCACTCTCTCGTTGGTTCTTCTATGAAGACCAAAGTGAAGTACTCTATTTTCCGCGAGGAAGCGAGCGCGAAGTTTGAAGCAGATTGGTGCGGTCGACCTGGTTATTGGCGCCTTCCTACCTTCAAAGGTAGGATGCTTGAGGACAAGTGGCAGTCCATGTGGACTAACGCTTGGTCATCAGAGAACCATGTCCAGCCTCCTGAGCAGCTTCTGATAGCAGCTCTTGGTGATTATCTTTACGGGATTGATAAACTCTATACCGAAGGATTTTGCCAATTGACGGAGGAGCAAACCCTCACAGGCATTCCTGGTAGTTACATTAACCGTGTGAATATCAAGACGTCTGTCGGCCCCCCTTTTAATAAGTCGAAGCGTGCATTTATGCACTTTGACCCGGAGGAGGGATCTTACATGGATGAAGTGATTTGGAAGCACTTTGATAGGATCGGTGAGATTCTTAAAGAAGGTGGGATTCCAAGCTTTGTCGGTGTAGGAACGGGCAAGGACGAGGCCATGAAGTTTGATAAACTCTGGGAGAGATTATTTATTAATCTGCCCTTTACCGCAAACATGCATATGAAAATGCGTGGAGTGTGGAAGTCTTTCTTTCGAGCTAACATGGAGTTCTTTGAGTGCGCTGTTGGAATTAACATGACCTCTGCTGAGTGCAATAAGGTTGTGCAAATTTTGAAGGCATTGGATGCAACCCTGACAAGATTGTCTGATGGAGACGCGAGGTCTCTTGACAAGTCTTGGTCAGGCCAGCTCTGGGATTTTGTCGCTCTTGTCATTTATGCCATTTCATTCGTGATTGGTGTTCAGGCAATGGAGAATTATCTTCTGGCGCTGGGGATGAAGCACACAACTTATTGTTTTAAAAACGATCTGTTTCGTGCTTGGTGGAATCCGTCCGGTAATGACTGGACAGTGGAGCTGAATAGTATTCTCATGTCTCTGTGTGAGCGTGTGATTTATTACCTCCACCACCCGAATGACATCGATTACGAGAAGTTGAATGCCTGGTTTGCGCAGTTTTTTACGAATCCTGTGCCACCTGATTGTGGCTTTACTTTTCGCAATAATGTAGCGTTGGTCACCTATGGAGATGACAACGTGAAGGCCACTGTTGAGGAGATCCCAGAGTCGTATTGTGACGACTGGTTGAATCACCTTGGCATTGTGATGACAGATGCTCAGAAGACGGGTAAGATGCGCTTGATGAACATCTCAGAGATTTCCTTTTTGAAGAGAGGACTTGTCTGGGATGAGGAATTGCAGTTGTATATTCCACCATTGAGCTTGAAGTCGATTGCGCGTATGCTCGTGATTAAGAAGGATTCGTCCTTGAGTGATCTCGACCATGCCGCAGTATCGTGTAGTGAAGCACTGCGAGAGGCAGTGTACCATGGACGAGAGCTGTTTGAAGAGTTGGACCGTTTTGTTGGAGAACGTGCGCTTGCGCACGGATTTCTTCAGAACCCCAATCTCGTTCGACGTTCGTTCGATTTTTGGCGTGAAAAGATGCGAGATGGATCGTTCCAGACGTGGAGCAATCGGGAAGAGGTGTCCCCCGTTGCTTTAGGCTCTGACGCCCTGATAGTCACATTGAGTGATATTGGGCCCCTCGCCACAAACTTCCGATTACAAGGAAAAATGTCAGATTCAAAGATAGTAAATGCAGGCAATGATCCCGCAAAGAACCAAGAAAGTGTGGGCCAGACGGGCTCGCTGACACATGACACCGGCATGATGGCGTTTGCCTCGCCTTTAGTTCAGACTGTAACAAGTGCTGTTCAGAAGGTGTTTCAAACCATGCCTCAGAACACGTTGACGGATTTCCCGACACGTGCGACTGAGATCGCCAATTTCGTGATGACAGATTCAGATGCTGCCACCTCAGTGCTTACGAGCATTGATCCGTGGACGCTGTTTCTTGCGAACCCGAGAATCCAGGATAAGACTGCGAACTATCAAATGTTGAGAGGAACTCTCCAATTGATTTTTGTTTGCGCGATTCCTGGAAATGCTTTTGGGACGTATGTTATTACAGCCCTCCCGAATGGAGGGACAGCGGTTACTCCAGTGGCAGCTAATTTACGTATAAACAACGTGATGCAGACTGACCATTTTGCGAGAATCGACTGTGCGTCCGCCGAGAATGCGGTCATGCAGCTGGAGTTTCTTTGGCCGTATGATTTTGCGACTCTTCCAGCTGGACCGGTGAACTCGTGGAGTGTGAACTTCTCGTGTTTGTCCCCTCTGAGGACAGCTATGCCTGGTGGTGTAGTGTCGGGAAACATTCGAGTCTTTGCTAATTTGCTGGACGACTATGAGATGGTAGTCCCGCATTTGCAGGGAAAGCGAGCGATGAAGACTAATCATGCCATGAAGCAGTTGGCTCCAAAGGTGCATGATAAGTTGACTAAGGCCTCTTCGGCTTTGTCGACTGTTCAGTCTATTGCCCAGAAGGCAGAGGGGATTCCAATTGTGGGGCAGTATGCCGCCACGATTGATAAGGCAGCTGGAGCTGCAAAGAAAGTGATGGGTTGGTTCGGTTTTACCCGAGAGAATGATGCGTTGCCCCCTACCAGGGTTGCAATGCGGTCTACCTCGTGTTTGGCGAACCTGGACGGCACAGATCTCTCAGAGACAGCGGCATTTGTCCAACACAACCATATTTCC